TCAGTAGAGAATCCTTCTGGGTACCTACCACTTAATTTTTTAGTATTCTCGGCAAGAACTTCGTTCAGACTCCATCCTCCCCAAATAAGAACTTGTTGGACATACCACATCACATCACCAAGCTCTAGTTTAATTTTTTCTCTCAGTTCTGGTGTGGGTTCTTTTCCTTGAAAAAGTAGTTTCTTTACCAAGTCTAAAAGTTCTCCACCCTCAGAACAGATACCAATACCTCCTGTAAGTAATCTTTGAGGCTGTGACCATATCATATCACCATCTTGAAATTCTTCAAGTCTATCTATGAAGGCATCACTATCAACAGTTGGCCCTGAGGTGATACCATTTACAAAATCTCTATGGTCTATTACTTCTTTTGAATCCATGTTCTCCTTAATTAAAAAAGTTTAATAAATTTGTTTGTGTTCCATATGAATCATCAATATGCCAACCAATGGCCCTTGTGATAAACTTCAATGGTTCGACATATGATTTTTCAAACTGTTTATCATAATCGATATATTTTTGAACATCCAATTCTGAAGGACATTCTGTAAAAAATGAAAATACATTAGTTTGAAATGGGTTTGGGTTTTTCAAATAAACAAATTTGATTTTTTCACCCTCTAAAATTTCTGGATATTTCTTATCCAATTTTTTGTCTTTCAACTGATAGTTATAAAGTAGAGCTCCTTTAACGTGCATTGGACAACCCTTCTTGAAAATACCATTTGTTGTAGCCCACTTCCTTAGACCATTACACGATCTTGGAAATGCAATCATATTTGGTTTCAAATCCAACCATTCTTTTCTGAAATCCTGTATGAAAGTGTTAAGGTCTTTTTCAGTTCCATCTATAATCAATTGCAAAGCATCCTTAATCTTGTCTCTACAAATTTGTGGAGTTGATGACTTCACCGATTCTATACCCATCATCTTGAGTTTGGGTTCTGCATATTGCACACCTTCAGAATTATGAACATTCAGAATGTATCGTTTCTTTGCAGTCCAGATTCCCTTGTCTGCAATAACCTCACGACTCATAACCATTTTTTGTTCATACGCATTTGTATAATCAGCTAATTCTTGATACTTCTGATTAATGAAAGTTTCAAACTTTTCTCTACAAATCGTATCCAGAAACTTAACTGGATCTTTCGGTTTTAATTTTTCTATCAGAGATTCAAATGTGATATAAACAGAATCGGTATCAGATGCAAGAACATAATCTACATCTTCAGTTTTCAACAACTCATTTAAATATTTATTAAGTGCAATTTCTATCCATCTAATGGAAAGTTGTCCACCATATGTTACAGCCTCTGCAATCCGAATATCATAGAATCGAAAATACTGATTACCGATTGCACCATATGCAGAGTTGAGAGCAATCTTGAGTGCCAATAGTTTGTTCTTGTACCGTGATATAAGATTCAAAAGTTTTGGATGTTTTGTATCCTCATATTCTTGTTCGGCCTTCAACATCAATTTCTTAGTTTCCTTACGTTCATTGTACATCTGCAACAACAACTCAGGCAAGAATCCATATTTGGTACAATCAAACAATGCACCATTTGGAGTTATTGTTTCCTGTTTTTCCTTGAGAAAACTAGTATCAAATGTCTGTGTAAGCATTTCATCAACACCAGGCACCGTTTTATGCATCCCCTTGATGGTTTCAGGGGATATATTGTAGTTCATGATCAAATGTGGATACAAAGAGTTCAAATCGAAACTGACTACCCACTTGTGTAGTCCGACTTGTACATCTTTAACATATGCTCCTGCATACGCATCTTCTTTACTTTTTCTGGTGATTTGTGGAATTTGAATATTTTTATCTCGCAAATAGTTGTACATAATAACATCCCACATTCTCACCTGAGAAAATACATCTGCATAATTACATTTTGCACTATAGGCCATTGTCAATATCAAATCAATCAACTTCATCTTATCTTCAAGCCGGTCTACCAATTCTACATCTTTTATGTTATAATCAATAAATGATTGATAGTCTTTGGTATACCACTCACGATAAGTGTCAAATGGATTCTCAGCCTTACGTTCTCCTAATTCAACAAATGCAATGTGGTCTAATCGATAACTCTCTTGTGCTGAATATGTAAATTTTTTATACAGGTCAAGATAGTCTAACTGTTCCAGACCAAACACATTATAACAAATATGTTCTTTACCAGAAATGTATACATTATCCTTATATACAGTTTTCCAAACAGATAGACGCTTAACTTCATCTTCTCCAAATAGAATTTTAATGCGATGTATTAAATACGGTAGGTCATAAAATTTAGAGTTCCATCCAGTAACAACATCTGGCTTATTACTCTCCCAAAATGTAAGAAACTTTTTTAACAATTCAACTTCTGTATCACACTTAACATAACTTACATCTTCTCGACTATTGACATATTCTCCTATGCCAAATACTACTAACTTTTTTGATTGGTGATTCTTGATTGAGATTGCAAGAAGTTCTTCAGCTGCATCTTCAACTTTTGGAAATCCATTATCAGAAGCAACCTCAATATCAATAGTTACAATTAAAATATTATCTATATTCCACTTAATATCACCTCGCCAATTGTCAGAAATATACTGAAAATTATAACGAGTCATTCCATAAATCAAATTTTGTTGATTTTCATATTGTGAAAGAAATTCTTTTGAATGTTTGATGGATTGTTGTTTAACAGGAGTTAGGCTCCTTCCATCAAGTGTCTTGTATTGTGTTTCTTTTTGTGTTGGAACAAAAAGGGTAGGTTGATATTTATTACGGGCAGTTATTCGCTCTCCGTTTCTAACTCCACGAATAAGAATACTATTTCCATAACTAATTACATTTGTATAAAAATCCATTTCACATTTATCATTATAAAATTATTATAACTAACCGTTTAACTGTACATTGGGTAGTATAATTCCAGAACCAAATTTTGAATTCCATGCATCTCTGGCTGCATCTACAGGATCAGTTATACAAATAACCCAATCCATTTTAACGGTCACGTTGTCATGTTTTGAGAAGGGGGGCCAAGGTGCAAATCCTATACCTTGATCTGTGGGCATTAACTGGCAAGGACTAGATATAATAACATCATTACTTATAACTGTTACATCACCAATTAATTCCTCGCCTGATTTTAACTTAACCAAGCGAATATCATTCATCTTTCTTTTTACCAATATTATATTTTTGTTCTAATATCCAATCGTTTTTTTCTGTAAACGATAAAACTTTAATTTGACTTAATGGAGCCTTGGGTTCTGGTTCACTAACTAAACCTACAAGACCCCAATCACTTAACAGGCCAGCGATAGTATTTCTTCGCTCTATATCATTTTCTGTAAGGCTTGATTTTTTTCCATCCAATACAAATAGTTCTTTAAAATGGACAATGTAATATTTGCCTTTTTTATGAAGTAAATGACAAGACTGCCATAACTTCTTTTCTCTACGAGATGCAACACCAATTCGTGATAGAGTTTCCCTAACCTTCAAGAAATCATCAGGCTCTTTTAGGGTAACTTCTAACATATCAGTTGGAGTCCAATTTAATTCTTCATCCATTTCCGCCTTTATTTAATGTGGTTTCCATATAGGATATATCCTCATCTGTGAGAACATTTAAAACTTCTTTAGCTCTCTGAGAACTATATCCAAAATATTCTTTTACTAATTCTAAATTCTTAATTTTCGATGTTTTAAGCCAAGGAGCAAATCGTTTCTTTGACCTAACACTATTTATCAGAAAATGAAACTGAAGTTTGTTATCTAAACCATTGTAAATATTCATTTCATTGATTAATAGGATGGTATCTAGGTGGGGATACAGACAACGGTTTGATATAAAAGGAGAATATTTTTTCTCCCACATTTCATCACCTGAGTCCATCAATGGTTCTTTAGTCTGATTGATGGCCTTCAGATATTCTTTCAATTCATACATTATATAATGTGTAAGTAATAGTTAATTCTTCATCTTTTTCTATATTTCTACTAGTAACCAGAGAAAAGTAAGTAATTACAGATTCATCTGGTGATTCAATTTTATGACAATTAGGTTCTTTACTATGATTAATAAATCCACCTACAGGTGTGCGAATATAACTTGTTTCAAAGCCTGGAGCATAGATATGGGAAACACCTAAATGTTTTCCTTTTTCAATAGGGGTTTTTGCAAATAGTCCTACTCCATGAATTGGAGAATTTCTAATTTCAACAAAATCTGGTAATGGTTTATACATAATAATATTTATTCAAAAAAATTA